TTACCAACTTGTGTGCCCCAACGTTGTGATGGTGATGCATTCTCATTGTACTCTATAGCACGTTTGGCATCTGACATCATTTGTTTATTTGGTTTGTACGGCATCTCTTGCTTTCTCTAACGTCTTTCTATCTTGTTGTATCAACACTGGTACTGGTGTACTATGTCCACCATATTGTTTGTGCGAATACAACCATTCTTCGTGTGTTCTCTTCGAATTCAATCTATGATGTATGTTACACAATGTTCTACCACTTGCATTCTTGTGTATCCACATTCTCGCAACATAATCATCAAGAGGTTGTATGTTGTGTTCACCTCTCCAGTCCTGTATGTCTATCTTCTGCTTCTTCCAATACATCTTACTCCATGGACATACACCAACTATACTTTCAAAGTATGCGGTCCAATCAATGTTACTTTCTCTTGCCGCCTCTTTTGCCACCACGTTTCTTTTTCTTTTTCATAGCCATTATATCTTATCTCCTATATAACCCACAACAATTGATACTACCATGAGTCCTAATACCCAGAATAGTCTTTGATCCATTTTGTTGATTGTCTTATCCATTCTATTCATATCTTTCTCGATATGGTACAAATGGTTATCTTTGATAGTTTTGATATCTTGTTTTATGTCTTTGATATCTTTACTGTTCTTGTCTACTTGACTTGCCATTATTTTGTATCCCATGGTAACACGTTGTTGTCATCAGTGTTTAGATTATTTTCTGATTGACCAAGTGTGTTCTTTCCAAGCCAAATTAGCATGGTTGGATTTCCTTCATCTACTGCTTTACGGTATTGTGCTCTACGCAACTTTACCTTACCCTGGCTCTTACCATTAGCAATTAGATCAAGGTTTTCTGCTTTCTTGATTACATCAACACTCACACCCATAACGTGGGCTATTTCTTGCTGAGTACATTGTATCTCTGCAAGTTTAACTATCATGTCTTTCTGCTCTGATGTAAACTCAATTTTTTTCATTAGTGTAAGTCTACCCAACTACCATTTGCTCTCACTTGTAGTTTGTGAGTAGTCGTGTTGTACAATACCATACCATTCTGAATGTTATGCAATGTACCACGTTCTGTTGTTGTGTAACTCGGGAACAGTACTGGCACGTTTGATTTGAATCTCTGTGAGTCAACATCAATCTGACCATTACCATTTGGACTGTCTGAACTTGTGTTACCAATAGCACCTTCTGCGTTACCATCGTTGTTTGATGAACCATTGTTGACACTTATCATTTTCATTCTATTGCCAACACCATTTGCTTGATATTCAGCACTCACTCTACCAACTGTAAAAGTTTCTGTGTCTGATGCTACTTGATATGTAACACTATTCTGTACATTGTCTTTGATACCGTTACCACTATTCAAGTAACCTTCTAACACATATGTCTGTGAATTGTGTATGTCATCTGAAGCACTATCATTCATGTCTGTTAGAACTTTTAGTGTGTGCGGTTGACTGTTATCACCTGTGATGTTTGTCTTACCAGTGATGTTAACATTGTCTGTGGTTACTGCACCAACTACCAAGTCAATATCATTTGTACTTGTTAGTTTGATGTTGTTTGTGCCAAGACTTTGTATCTCTATGTTTGAACCTGATTGACCTTTGATTATGTTTGCATCAACAATGTTGACACCATTCAAGTCAAGTTCTTTGCTTAACTGTACTTGATCACTACGCAATGTAGCATATACTGCATTGTCAACACCCATGACAACTCTGTCTGATCTTGTTGTTACTTCTGTGTTTCCACTTGAACCTGGTGCTACGATACTTGCTCTATCACCTTTTAGCACGATACGTTTGTTTGATGTTGTATCTGCATCAATGTCAAATTGATTACTACCATTGTATGTTACATCTATCTGTGCCGTATCTGCACTACCACCACCTGGAGTTTTGGTTGCCTTGAGTACTAACTTTTGTTCAGCATTTGGAAATACTGTTAGATCATTTCCACTCGCTGATTGTAGTGTCGTACCACTCAATGTTGTTGCCGTCACTGTTGTGATGTTACCATTGGTACCAGCAAGTGTGCCACCTGTTACAGTACCTGTGGTTGTGATGTTGTTTGCCTGTGCATCTACTGCACTCTTGATTCTTATACCACTTGAGCCTGCTGTGATATCTAATCTCTGTCCACTTGCACCAACACTTAGATTGTTTGATCCAAGATTGATCGTACCTGGTGAATCACCGCTGAAGTTACTAAAGAAACCAGTATCTGTTTCCATGTAAGTTCTTGAATCGTCTGCTAATACTACTGCATTTGAACCATCTGTGCTAACATAGATCTTCTTAGCACTTGTATCCATTGCTATTTCATTTGTCTCTATACTTCCAGCAGGAGAACCACTGCCTCTTTTTGGTTTGATTTTAACACTCATTAATATGTTCCTCCATCAGCATCATAGTTCAAGCCTTCGATATGACTTGCTGTTATTGCACCTTGTGCTCTTGCATTAGTGAAATATAGATTACTTGAGCCTTCTGTAATTTCATCAGTATTGTCTTTGGTTGCGATTTGTGTCGCTATGTAAGCCTTGATACTCTGTTGTGATGCCGTGTTTGTTGCACTATCACTTGCAAAGTTATCTTCATCTAAGATGTTGTTGCTTATACGAGCGTCTGCTCTCGCATTTGTAAAATATAAGTTACTTGAACCTTCCGTGATCTCATCTGTGTTGTCCTTGGTCGCTATCTGTGTTGCGATGTATGCCTTAACACTCTGTTGTGTTGGTACCTTTGTCGCACTATCTGAAGCAAAATTATCTTCATCTACTATCGCATTGTTTACCCTTGCATCTGCTCTGGCATTGGTAAAGTAAAGGTTACTACTACCTTCACTAACTGTGTCTGTATCGCCTTGTGTGAATGTAAGTACACCCGTGCTTGAATTGTATGCCAATTGTGTGCTTGATTCTGATATAGCCGCCCTTGCTCTTGCGTTCGTGAAATAAAGGTTGCTTGAACCTTCAGTCACATTGTCCGTGGTCTTGGTTCCAAGTCTTGTATCAAATGTACTGTTGAAATCTGCACTTGCTAACTTGGTTGCTATGCTGTTTGTTACCGTTGTGCTGAAGTTAGCATCATCACCCATGGCCGCCGCAAGTTCATTCAATGTATCCAAGGCACCTGGTGCTGAATCTACCAATGCATCTATCTTTAATTGTGCTCTCGCATCAGCACGTGCATTGGTAAAGTATAAATTACTTGACCCTTCTGTTATTTCGTCTGTGTTATCTTTGGTTTGAATCTGTGAAGCCACATATGCTTTGATGCTTTGTTGACTCGCTGTATTGGTTGCACTATCAGAAGAGAAATCATCTTCATCAAGTAAGTTGTTTGTGATTCTGGCATCTGCCCTTGCGTTGGTATAGTAAAGATTTGAACCTTCACTTATCTCTGATGTACTCAATACCACAGCGCCTGTGGCACCATTCACACTTGCTACAGCACTCGTTATGGTCACTGCCGCTGGTGTTATGTTGAGTTTGATCACATCATTTTCTGTGACTGTTACTGCTAAATTACTATCGCCTGATTGTGTTGTTGTGTATGTAGCCATTAAACAACTCCTTCTCTGACGTCAGCAACTCCCTCCAGTAATCTTGTTTTCTTTGAACTTGTGTCAGTCATTACTACATCGTAACGCCAACTACCTGGGTCCATTGTTGCTGTCTGTGTGTCTGTTAATTCTATGCTGAATGTACCAGCACCTGCATCTGTGATCGTACAAGTGAATGCTACAGCATCTGAATCTGCTTTCTGCAAATTTTCTTTTAGTTTTGCTTCAAACGTGTGTGATGTAATGTTCAATACACTACCAGATTCTTTCACTTGAAAACTACGTTTGAAGTCTGCGTTCTTGTTTATTGTTATGTTGTATTGTGCCGCGCCGCCGCTCATATTAGAAACTCCTTAATAAAAACTCTAAGCCTTGATAACTCCATGTAATTAAGAAGTATAGTGTGACCAGATGGACCAGTGCTGTTAAGGCTTTTATCAGGGGTATAATTTCTTTGCTCATATAAAGTTCTCCTTGTTACAACTTTATTTATGATAGCAAAAAAGCCCGGCCAAGGAGAACCAGGCTAAACGGATACCCCTATCCATTCAGTACTATTTACTGCTTTTTTGTTGTTTTTTAGTGGTATGATAATGGTTGACAACTGTGTTTGTTTCAAATAATTTGTTACAAAAGGAGAAACAAATGAAACATTATAAGACAACAATTATATCAAAGTACAAGACAGGTCGTTTAGAGTCATGGACTGCCTGGATAAAAAGAGGTAGATCACAGGGTTTTTGTGATGCTTTAGACCAATATATTGCCGAAGTTTTAGACACTTTTTTTGGTTATTATTAGAAAACCCTTGTAAATGCTGGGTTTTTTGTGGTATAAAAAGGTTGACATTTATACCAAGATGTCTTATTATATAAGTATAGTTAGTAATAGTACTAATGTAACAAAAGGAGAAACACTATGAAACTAAAAGGTAAAGCAAAACAAAAGGCCAGAGCAAAGGCTAAACTGCAACTTGCTAAAGTAATGAAGGCCGCAGGTTCGCCGCAGAATATTATCAACAAGACTCTAAGCATAACACCTTGGCAGGTAGAAAATGAATTTAGACCAGATTTTGGTATGAAATGTGCTGAAATAGGTAAAACTTCATACAGATTGAGTGTGGAATGGTTTGCCAAAGAAATACTACAGAATTCATTGAGTCGTATGCCACACAGAGTAGGTGAATACACCATGG